TCCTACACTTTCGGCTTCTAAAATTTCACGTATTAATATTACTTCAACTCCAAATGGATTTAACAAGTTTTATGAAATATATTCAGAGGCAGAAAAAGGAAACAACGAATATACTCCAACAAGAATTGATTGGTGGCAACACCCTGACAGAGATGATGCATGGTTTAAAAGAGAATTAGGTAATTTAGGTTCTGAAGAAGCTTTTAATAGACAATATGGTAATGAATTTACAAGTTCATCTACCCTTCTATTAAGCCCAGGGACAATGAAAGTTATTAGACAAAATGCAAAACCAATGAAATGGTATGATTTTGAAGAATTTGATAATATTCATATAGATACAAAAGGATTTTTAGGATTTGATCCTGATTTCGATGTTGAAGAAGCATCAAACAGTCAAAAATATTATATGTTCTCAGTGGATATTGCTGAAGGAAATGGAGGAGATTATTCTGTAATTAATATTTTTGAAGTAGAACCAATGGAAGATCAACATATTGAAAACTTCGTTAGCCCCGATGCAATGTATGATTTCTTTAGATTAAATCAAGTTGGAGTTTTTAGAAGTAATGAACATCCTATTGAAGACTTTGCTAAAATATTGTATACTTTAGCAGTTGATATATTTAATTCAGAAAATACAAAAATGATTATAGAATATAATACATACGGTTCTATACTATTACAATATCTAAGAACTGTTTTTGCAGGTCGTAATGATTTTGAAGATGAAATGATATTAAGATTTAAACATAGACATGATGCAAGAACATTAAAACCTGGTATAAGATTAAAGAGCGACAACAAATCAGTATTTTGTCAAAACTTTAAAAAACAAATAGAATTAAATCGTATAAAAATAAACGACATAGAAACCGTACAGGAAGCAAGTCTTTTTGGAGTATTAAGAAACGGAAGCTATGGAGCTCAAATGGGACATGATGATATCATAATGACAGCAATAACTGCAACTGAATTTTTTGGAACAACAGATTATGCAGATTACATTGAAGAATTACTTGATGTTATTGACCCTGAAAAAGTAAAATTAATGGAAAAGGTCTTGTATCGAGACGCAGATTCACAGGGAGATTTACAATATGATATTTATGACTTATTATAATATTCCCACGAATAATTTAGATATATAATAAAAGAAAAAAATAAAAAATATAATACTATGGCACTAAGTCCGCAATTATTGCAATTTAAATCAAGTGGAGTATATAGGTTAGAGTTTGACAAGTCAGTGACTGCAAACCTTAATGTTGAAACACTTAGATTAGTAGTAGGTCACTCAAGAAAGGGACCTTACAATACACCAGTTTTAATTTCAACTGTTGAAGAATTTTCAAATGTATTTGGATCTATCGACAGAAAATTAGAGAAAAAAGGAATGTTTTTCCACAGATCAGCAATTGAGGCTTTATCTAGAGGACCAATTTTAGCGTTAAACGCTTCAAGTTTCGATTCTAGCGATAAAGCATCATACGCATTACCAGTATCTAATGGATCGGTTCATTCATTATCTTCAAAAGAAGGAACATCAGATTATACTGATTTCTTCGATATGGATAAATTCATGACACCATCTGATTCTAGAGTTTTAAACGCTTTATCTACATCGGCACTAGCTGATGGAAATTCATTAATTAATTTTGTAAACATTAAACAATCAGCTATTACAGTTTTTGTAAGAAAAGCACAAAGCACTAAAGCATTTGATATTCCAGCTAGAGAATGGTATGGAGAAGGTAATGTACCTGAATATTTAAATGACTTTGATCTTATTTCTGATTTTATGGTAGACGTTTTTGTATTCAAAGGAAACTTTGATGCTGCAACTATGTCAGCTGATCCAGTATACGGATCATACTTTAATGCAGATGGTTTAATAAAAGGATCATTAGCAAACTTTTCTAATTTAAGACAAGTTACTTTAGAAGCTCAATACAGTGGATCTTTAATCCCAGGATTTAAAGATTTAGAAGGAAGAAACTTATATGTTGAATCAATGATTAACGCTGAATCAAGAAGAACAGGTTTATTCTGTGCAATTGATGAAGAACAAGTAACTAATGAAAATGGAACTAAAATTGATTTAGTTGGACATACATTTGACGCTGATCAAGATTATGAATTATTATCATACATTGTAAAACAAGGAGTTACAACAGAACATACTGTTGATTTAACAGGAGCAACTGCTAGTATTAACATAGCAACCCCTAATAAATTAGAATTAGTAAATGTATTAGCAACTGAATACGCAAATGCAACAGCAGATTCTTTAGATTTCTTAAATGCATCAGCATCTGGAGAATACGTAAAAGTAACTTCAGTTTCAGCATCAGCAGTAAATCAAACAGCCGCAGCTGAAGTATTAGCAACTCAACAAAATATAGATGATGGAGATCTTACAGCAGCCGGAGTCGCTGCAACTGCATTAACAGATGTTATGGTAGAAGAGGTTTTCGCAACTGTAGATTTTGATATTATATGTGAAGCTGATGTAGCAACATCATATACAACTGCAACTGAAATCGATTTTTATCATGTAGCAAACGGAAGAGTTGCTTCAGAAGATTTTGGAGGAGCAACTTATGAAGCTGCTGGATCTATGTTTACTGTAACTTACTCAGCACCTCAAGCTTCTTTCTCAATTGTACCTGGAAATTTTGTTCCAGCTCTTTCAGGAAGATTAGCAAGAGTTTTAAGAGTTTCTAAATTAAACGATTCAAAATACGCAGTATACTGTGACGTACCGGTTTCTTTAACATGGGGAAATCAAGTTGTTTCTTCTTTCGAAGATGCATCTTCAGTATATAAGCCATTTGCTTTATCAGGAGCTCAATTAAGTTCTAAAGAAATTCAAGACGCTTTAGCCGCTGTAAAAGGAGGAAATGGATTACACGCTGCTTTAGTTGATAAAGACGTTATTGATTTTAGATATGTTGTAGATACATTTGGATCTTTCGATGTAAATGGATTACAAAACAAAAATGAATTAGCATCTTTAGCAAAAGACAGACAAAACGCATCAGCTATACTTAATGCACCTTTAGTTTCAGACTTTAAAGCTTCATCTAATCCTTCATTCAAGGATTCAGAAGGAATATTCAAAGTTGAACATATAGAAACAGGAGGTAATTTAGATTTAAATCCAACATCTTTATATTCTTTACCAGGAATTACAGCAGGAGCAAATTACGCATTCTACTACGGACCAGGTTTAATTGTTTCAGATAATGGAAAAGATTTAATCGTTCCACCAGCTGCGTATGTATCTAATAACTACATGGATAAATTTACAAACGCAACACCATGGTCAATCATCGCAGGTCCAAGAAGAGGAGTTGTAGGAGGATCAGGAGTTAAAGGAGTAGAATATGCATTTGACAAATCTGATAGAGATATATTAGAACCATTCGGAATTAATCCAATCGTATTCCAAAGAGGAGTTGGATTAACAATCTTAGGAAATAAAACAGCACAACAATCTGTAAAATCAGCGCTTTCTTCAGCTCACGTTAGAGAAGCTTTAATTTACATACAAGAAGGTATTGCTAACATCTTAAAAGATTACGTTTTCGAATTTAACAATACACAAACAAGATTAGAAATTAAGACTTTAGCAGATTCATTTATGGAAGGAGTTAAGTCTGACGGTGGAGTTTATGCATTCAAGAATATTATGGATCAAACAAACAACACTGACGATGTAATCGATAATAATGTTGGTATCATTGATACTTATGTTGAGCCAGTTAAAGGATTAGAAATAGTTGTACATAGAACTACAATCCTAAATACAGGTGAAATCGAATCTGGAAATTTTAATTAAGATATATAAAAAAAGAAAATAATATAAAATGGCTTTACCACATTATTCACAAGACCAAACATCTAGATCAGGTAGACAGTTCGAACCAGTACAAGGAAACTTGTTTGAAGTAACTGTTTTACCACCAGCTGGAGTATCTGATGCACCTTTAATGTTGCAACACATAAACTCTATTGGAGGTTTAGATTTATACAAAGAAGTAGCAGCACAAGAACAGAAATACAAATTTTCTACACGTTCTTACGCTGGTATGCCAGACGCAACAACAGTCGACGTAACGATCAACTTCTCATTAAACTTAAATGATGCTAATCAAGCATATTTATATAAGTCAATGAGACAATGGTACAATAATCAATATGATCCACAAACTGGAGCTATGGGATTAAAGAAAGATTACGTTGGAACTATTGTTATCGTACAGTTCAATAGAGCTGGAGACATCTACAGAACAGTAACTTTAGAAGATTGCTTTATTACTTCAGGACTTCCATTTACGAATGAATTATCGTATGAAGAAGCATCACCGGCTACATTAGAAGTAGGTTGGAGATGTGACACTTGGAAAGAAGTTCTAGCATAATCGAATTTTTAAAATAGGGGAATTCTTAAGGGAATTCCCTTTTTTTATGAAACAAAAACATAATATGTTGATATAATAATAACTATAAAATGGATAAACTAACAAAAAAATTACAAGTTCTTCTTTCAGAAGACGAAGTGACATCTATAAATAGAATAATATTAAGCGCCGCGATTGAAAATGGAGAGAGACCAGTTTCTGTTTCAGCTTTTATTAGAGATATAATTAGAAAAGAAATTGAATTAAAAAGTGATTCAATATTAGAATGGAATAAAGATAGTATTAAAAAACTTAAAAAGAAATAACAATGGCAGATCAAAATGATTTAAACTTAGACGATGAATATCAAAAAATCGTTGAAAACAAAGAACAACCTGTTGAAGAACCACAAAATTTAGGAAAAGTTAACATGGATCGATTTAAACAAGATAAAGCGCAAGACGCTGATGTTGTTTTAGGATATCATGATGTTAATGTTTCTAACCTGCCTTCAGCCGGTATGTTTTATCCTGAAAAAACTGAGATAAGCATACGTTCAGCTAAAGTTGCTGAAATTAGACACTTCTCAAGTATTGACGAAAATAATATATTAGACGTTGATGAAAAACTAAATTCAATGATAGAATCTTGTATTAGAGTAACTTCTCAAAAACAAAGAATGTCTTATAAAGATCTTTGTGAAGAAGACAGATTTTATTTAATTTTAGCAATTAGAGATTTAACTTTCCCAGAGCCCGAATCTAAATTAACAGTACAACACAAAGATAAAAAAGGTAAAAAGCACGAGGTTGAAGTTAAAAAAGAAAACTTTAAATATTTCAGTGTCCCAGATACTTTAGATAAATATTACGATAAAGAAGCTTGTGCTTTTTTAATTGAAACTAAATCTTTTGGAACAATTACAATGAAACCACCAACAATTGGTATCATGCAACGTATGACGTCTTATATTAAAGATCGTCAAGAAAAAGGAGAATCAATTGATCAATCAGTCCTTCAAGTTATGCCTTACTTAGTAAGCGAATGGAGAGGATTTGATGACAAGAGTATTTTTAAATTCGAAATTGAAATGAATGGATGGTCTAACAAAAAATATAGCTTAATCTATAAGCTGGCGGAACAGATGAAAATCGGTATTCAGCCTGACATGGAAGTACAGATTGGGGACGAGTGGGAGGTCGTCCCAATTGGGTTTCGCGACGGGATCAAGTCTCTTTTCATTGTTCAAGATATCGCTGGAGAACTTCTTTAAAACGAAGTTTTACATATATAAAGAACTACATATTCAGCCTTCTGAATTAGAATCAATGGAATATTATGAATTTCATTATTTAGTAAAAGATTTAGCTGAATTTATTAAGAAACAGAATGCTGCGAACGAAGGTCAACAGGAACAATCTGGGGACATGATGAGCAAAATGAAGATTCCAAACATGAAGATTCCAAATATGAAGATTCCATCATTACGATGATGGAATCTTTGATATATAAGATAGGAATATAAAAAATATAGATTAGACTCCTAAATGAAGGCTTTATTAGCACCACTACAAAGATTAGCAAATATTATAGAATACCAGAATGAAAAGATAGATCAAATTCATTCAGTCTTAACGGTAGATTTAAAGAAAGCAGCTAGTAATAATTTTTCAGAACTGAAAAAACAGACTAGGCTATTACTAGATATTAAAGGATTGCTAAAAGCGCAGTCAAAGGATAAAGGATCCAAAGACGGTGGCGGAGGTGGATTTAAAATGCCTAGTGCTATGCAAGCTTTAGGCGCAGGACTAGTTATAGTGAGTATTGCGGCCGGATTAGTTGCCGCTGCTGGTATTTTTATGTTAATGCCTGCTATAAATCCAATGCAATTAGTATCAGCTTTATTAATAGCAGCTGTATTTTTAGCATTAGCACCTGTATTTTCAGAGATATTAAAATCTCAACAAGGAGGTGGAATGGTAGATAAAATGCTGGGTGGAAAGCCTAAAGGAGATCAAATGACTTCTCCTAAAGACGCTCTTAAAAACACAGGAGCCGCTGTACTAGCGATGATTTCTATGGCAGCTGGTATTACAGTATCTTCTTGGATTTTACAATTAATTATGCCAGTTTCTTTTGCGAAACTAGGTTCAGCTATATTAATAGGTTTAGTATTTATACCATTGGGTTATGCTTTTGGATTTATTATAAAGGCCTTAGCTGCCGCTAAAATACAAATGAACCCTAAAGGAATTGGAATGATAGGTATGGTATCATTAGCAATGGCCGCAATCGCAGTTGGTATATCTTTAGTCGCTATGACTTGGAACGCAATGATGCCTGATAATTTTGTTAAATTACCGCCATGGGAATGGGTTATAAAGTCTGCTTTAATTTTAGGTATATTTGCAGGTGCATTTTATTTAATTGCTAAAGCGGTAAAAGGTATGAGTTTTAAGGAAATGATAATGACAGGGCTTGTATTACCGATGATGGCTTTAGCTATTGTTGGAGTTGCTTTTGTATTTCAATTATTTGATTCGGTCGGCACATTTACATCGCCTCCTCTTGAATGGAGTTTAAAAGCAGGATTAACTTTACTTATATTTTCTCTTCCATTTATAGCAATTGCTTTAATTGCAAAAAAATTAGATTTTAAAGCTGTAGTTAAAACGGCACTCGCTATGGTTTTAATATCAATCGCAATATTAGGAACAGCTTGGATATTTTCAGCACTAGATGGTGTCACATACTTGTCACCTCCGCTTGATTGGGTTATTGCTTCTGCAATAGCAATTACAATATTTGCAATTCCACTTCTCGTGGTATCATTGATAGCAAAAACAGGTGGTGGAGCTGTTGGGATTCTTATTGGCGCTGCTGGTATTATTTTAATTGCAGGAACCATGTGGGTTGTTGCTTGGATATTTAGTAAATTACCTGATTTAAGCGCAATTTCTAAAAACTTTACTGATGCAATTATGTACCCTATAGACGCGATGATAAATGTACTTAATAGATTTAAAAATGAAATAGGTATAGAAAATTTATTACCAATGGCAGGTGGTCTTATTGCAATAGCTGCGGGTTGGTTAGCTTTAACAGCCGCTCTTGCTGGTCAATCTATTGGAGGTTTGGTTTCTGGAGCTGCAAACGCAATTGGTGATTTCTTAGGATTTGAAGGTGACGGACCTGCAGATCTTTTAGATAAATTAGCAGAGAGAAAAGATTCTATTATTGCATTAGGAAATCCTATAAAAATCTTAGGAATAGGTATTGCTAGAATAGCATCAAGCTCTAAAGGACTTAAACTTGCTTTATCATCTATGACCGCCTTAGTATCTCGTAATAGATCAAAAGAATTTGAAAAAGTAGCAACATCAAGTGAAAGGCTAGCAAAGGCATTTAGAAGTATTTCTGCGTCAACTAGATCAATGAATGTTAAAGCAATGAATGCTTCTTCAAGAATGTTTGAGGCAATTGCAAAAATAGCAGAGAATGACGGTGAAGATGCTATAACAGTACTTGCTGGACAATTATTAGAGGCGGTTGAACATCTTTCAGAAACAGTAGACAATTTAGAAAAAGCAAGTGAGTCAAACCAGAAAGGCATGAAAGACGCCCTATCAGGCATAATGGATTCATTCTTAGATCGACTTAAAGGTGTTGATAATGAGACAGGTGAGACTCCTGCATTATTTGATGT